TGTCCACCGGCGCGTGGGACGAGGAAGAAACCGCAGCGTGGTCGGTAGAGGAGTGCCTTGCGTTGTTTGCGCAGAATATCGCAAGCGAGCTTCGCATGCTCGGTTCAGATGACGACGACTTGGAAGCGTGCGTGGCCAAGTACGCTAGTACGGACTGGGATAAGCAGTCGGAGTATCCCGTAGGTTATTACGAAGCAAAACCCGACGGCGTTCACGTCGTGTGGTACGCCGGTAGCTAGAGCCTCGCCAGCATGCGCCGTGACCCCACGACGTATGCGGCGGCGCTTTAGCCGTAGGAGTGTGCAAGATGGCTACTGGTACTAGCCGAAAGGCAACGCTGGAATTCCTCGCGCGATTCGCCTCGTGTGTCGAGCGTGCGGCCGAGCGGACAAGCATGACGCAAAGCAATGCGTACGCGCGTCTTCGGGACGTGATTGCAGCGCAGGAGCGTGAGCACCGTGCGTTTGGTCGTCGTCTCGTGGGGGATAAGGACTTTCAGCGGACGCTGTACGCGGAGCTGGAAAAGGCCTTTCCGGGCGAATCGCCGCGTAGTGTCTGCGAGCGTGTGTGGGGTCTCGATTACGCGGAGATGGTCAAGTGAGCCGCATCGAGATCTTCCACTGGCCGACCGACTACCCCGAACTGACGCCGCCTGAAGGCACGGTAATGCCGTACGAAGAGGGTTGGTATTACTGGTATTGCCAACTCGGCTGTTTGCCGGATTCGGATCCGATCGGGCCGCTTGAGATTCGTATTGAAGTGGAGCAAGACGAGTTGGACGTGCGCGGCAACGCGCTTGTATCGGGCGATGATGCGACCGATCGCGAATGCGAAGACGAGATCATCGCCCGTTTGAATCGCGGTGATGTCTGGGCATGGGCGCACGTGCGTGTGGTCGTCACAGACGGCGAATACGAAGGTTCCGATTCGTTGGGCACATGTTCGTACGAAGACGAGCGGGATTTCCGAAAGTGTGGATACTATTCGGATATGGTCCAAAACGCGTTGGACGAGTTCAAAAGGCAAGTGGAGAGCGCGTGAAACCCTCCGTGAAACACTGCCCGTTCTGCGGCGAATCTCGAGGAGATGAGCCTACTTGCGGCCGTGAAACGTGCCGTGAAACATCGGCGAGAATTCCTACGGCACATAGGGACAAGCGAGGGCTCCCGCACCTACATCGGACGCAAAACGAGGCCTCGAGAGTCCGAAAAGCGTCTAATCTCAGGCTCTTACCGGACCTCCGAGCTCGCCTACATGCCTATGCGGCCTCGCAGGGCGCAAGCGCAAGCGAGATGGTCGAGCGCTGGATCCTATCCCTGCAGCTCCCGGGTCCCGTACCCGGCGCTGGCCCTGAGAAAGATTCAGAAAAAGACGAGTAGGACGTTTTTGCGTCCCACACCAGCCCCGCACCTAGACCAGGTGACGGGGCTTTCGTCGTTCAGGGGCGCACATCAGCGCAACACGTCACCACGCGGCCCTTGAACTGGACGCCCCAACATCGGGCGTAGTCCGGATTCGCGCCGCAGTAGGCGTGCGTCCCTGCCCATTCCAGTTCGCATAGGGTTTCCCCGAAGCATGCGCGGTCGACGGCACTATCGGAAACCGGGGCGTCTTGTGCCGCAATCGGGCTAGGCGCGTCTTTCACATCAGCGTCTAGGGATTGGGGCGTTTCCTGCGCTGACTCGTCCTGAGGCGAATTGGAGCAAGCGGCGAGAAAGACCAGCGCGAGCGCGAGACGCATATCCACATGTTGCGCCGTTGCCGGCATCTTGGCAACCGGGCTAGTATTCGTGTGGAAGAAACCCGCGATCAGGGACGGCGAGGCGCCGGCTCGGTTTCCAAGTCCGATGCGGAGGGTTCGACTCCCTCCCCTGGTGCCCTAGCCAAAAAGCCGCGCCGGCCTCGCGCGACCCCTGCGATCAAGGCCGAACGCGCGCGCTTGTTCGAGGACCGCGTTGAATACGTCGCGGGAATCATGCGCCGTCTCGAATTCCGGCAAGGCGTGACCGGCGAAGCGCTGGCCGAAGAATTCGATCTCCCCCGCAACGCCTACCTGGAGATCCAGAAAGAGGCGATGCGGCGCGTCCGGGCCGAGCTAGCCGACGACCACGACCGCATCCTAGGCAAGGTAGGCGCTGCGCTAGACCGCGTCATCGATCGAGCCATCCTGTCCGGCGATAACCACGCGGTTATCAAAGCCGCGCAGGTTTGGGCGACCGTTTCCGGTGCAGCTGCGGTCACTCGCGTCGAAGTGAGTCAGGACCTTTCCGCGATGACGCCCGAGCAGATCGCGGCCCGCAAGGCTGAGATCCTCGCCAGGCTCGGGATCAAGCCATTGCCCGAAACCATCGACGTCCCCGCTTTGCCCGCGGGTGAGTGAAGTACGCACTTCGGCTAGGTCGCCCGTCCGATCTGCCCTACGTGGTGGACACGTGGATCAAGAAAGGCCGGAATCCGGACGAGAGCCTTTCCGCCGCGACCGCGCGCGTTCGGGCCGTGCTCGCGCATCACGACTCTATGCTACGCGTCGCGTGTCTCTCGGACGACGACGACGCGATCCTCGGATGGGCAACGATCGATATCGGCCGATCGCCCCCGGAACTGCATTACGTCTATGTGCGTAAAGACGCACGGAAACAAGGGATTGCAAAGTCTCTCTTAGCTGGTGTGGAAACCAAAGGAATGCTTGGCAGCAAAGATTCTGTTTGATGCGGTTCACCTCGATCACCCCGTCGATCGCATGGGCGGGGTCGGGATGGCGTACGCGAATACCGAATTCTTCTCGCGTACTAAGGGCGGGTACACGATCGAGCTCGATACCGGGACCAACCTCGTGACGGTCCGGAACAAGGAAAACACCGCGGCCATCGTCGTCCCGATTCACCGGGTCAAGCGATTCGAGCCGATCCGGGACGAGCCTAAGCCCGCGGGGTCGAAGTGAATGCCCGTTGGCTTACGCCGCGGCCTTGCGATTGGGCCGGTGACGGCACGTGCGAGGTTATCGGTTCTGACGATGCCCGCGCATACTTCGGCGAAAACGGCGCAACGGGCCCTGCGTTGCTGCTTCGCTTCGCTAACGGCTTGACGGTTTGGGCGAGTCCTATCGAGATCGAATCCGCGTGAAGTACCTTCACCCCGAGCCGTTCTCGACCCCCGCCACGACTGACGCGTACAGGGACGGTTGGGAACGGACGTTCGCGAAGCCGGAGAATAGGCTCCCGGAGGAGAAGTGTCCCTGCGAAAGCGGTAAGCCGTTCAAAGAGTGCCACGGGCGGGAGTGAGAGACGCCGCCCTTCTAGCCGAATTCGAGGCGCTAGAGCGCGAGGAAAAGCGCCGTAATCGCTTCACCGAGTGGTGTCCGCAAAGCCCCCATCCAAAGCAGAAAGCTTTCCTAGAGCTGAACTGTTTCGAGGCGCTCTACGGAGGCGCGGCCGGTCCGGGCAAGTCGAGTGCGTTGCTTATGGCAGCGCTGCAATACGTCGACCAGCCTAACTACGCCGCGCTGATTCTCCGCCGAACGTTCAAGGATCTCTCACTTCCCGGCGCCATCATGGATCGCGCGGGCGAATGGCTGCGCGGCACGAGAGCGAAATGGTCTGAAAAAGACAAGCGCTGGACGTTCCCCTCGGGTGCGACCCTCACCTTCGGGTACCTCGATACGGAGGCGGACCGATTCCGTTACGCGGGTGCGGAGCTTCAGTTTATCGCTCTAGACGAAGCGACCCAGTTCCCGGAAAACTGGTATCGATTCCTCCTATCCCGACTTCGGCGCCCGGCCGGGAGCAAGATCCCGATTCGCGCCAGGCTCGCCTCGAACCCGGGCGGCATCGGGCACATGTGGGTGCTCAACCGTTTTGTCGAGTCCAACGATCCCGAGCGTGTGTTCGTCCCTGCCACGCTCAAGGACAATCCCCACCTCGACACCGCGGAGTATAACCGATCCCTTTCGCTCCTCGACGAGACCACCCGAAGGCAACTTCAGGACGGTATCTGGGTCCAGGACGCATCGGGTCTTGTCTATCGGAAGCCCGAAATCGCCCTTCACCCGCTTCCCGGCAACCCGGACGACTGGTCCTATCTACTCGGCATCGACTTCGGAATCAAAGACGCCACGGCGTTCGTCGTCCTCGGCTGGCGACCGCACGATCGCACGGTCTACGTGCTCGAGTCGTTCAAGCAGTCTGGACTGACCGTCACGGAGGCCGCCGAGAAGGTACTTGAATATCAACGCCAATATCCCTTTTCCAAGGTCGTCGGCGACGTCGGCGGCATGGGCAAGGCCTTCGCCGAGGAATTCATCAGGCGCTACAGCATTCCGCTCGAGGCCGCCCAGAAGACGAACAAACGCGGGTACATTGGGCTCCTAAACGGTGTAATCGAGCGCAAGGAACTGGTCGTCGTCGGTCCAACGAATACGGCCCTGCTCAAGGAACTATCCGAGCTTCCGTGGAAGGACGAGACGCACCAGGCCGAGGCGGACGGGTTCGATAACCATCTCACGGATGCACTGCTCTACGCCTGGCGGGCAAGCACCGCTTTCTCCCAAACCGCGCTCGTGCCCCCGCCGACCGATCCCAACGAGATCATCCGCAGACAGACGGCAGCCGTTTGGGAACGGCACGAGGCCGACTTGGCACGAGACCGCGCGCAAGACTACGACTTAGGTGGGAAGTTC